ATAAGTCGTAAGTCCGAAAATTCATATTTCTACATAGATTTTGGCTTAATTAACAAATTGATTAATTTTTTGTATCTTTGAAAAGTTAATTAGTTAATCAAATGCTGAATCATGAAATTATCTGACATTAAATTAAATTCAAAAAATCCACGCTTCATAAAAGATGATAAGTTTTTGAAACTTATTCAATCAATAAAAGAATTTCCAAAAATGATGAAGTTGCGCCCAATTATTGTAGATAATAATAATATTATCTTAGGTGGAAATATGCGATTCAGAGCTTTGCAAGAATTAGGATATGAAGAAATTCCTGATGAATGGATTAAAAAATCAGATAATTTAACTGAGGATGAGTATAAACGATTTATTATAGCAGATAATATAAGTTTCGGCAATTGGGATTATGAATTATTAAACGAAGATTGGGATATTGAATTACTTGAAGATTGGGGTTTAGATTTGTCGGATATTTCAGATGTGGATTATGGAAATAAAAATATTAATGATATAGAAGAAGTTTCATCATTTAGTGAGTCAGTTAATTTTGTTATAAAATGTGATTCAATAGAGCAATTAGAACAATTGCAAACAAAAATAAATATTTCCGGAAAGCAAATATCATATAAAGATTTTTTAATTAAAGCAGGATTATGAATATTGCTCTATTAGATATTAGAATGAATGCACAAAATCCATATATTTCCAGCATGGTTTCTGCCAGAAATATGGTTATATTATCTAATTATTTAAATGCTGATTTGATTTGGGATAAAAGGAAAATACCTAATAAAAAATATGATTGCATAATATGTGGGTTTGGTAGTCAATTTTCAGAATACAATAAATCTTCTCAATTAATAAAAGACAATCCTAATAGTAGAATATTTTGGTTGATAGGAGAATATGAACAATCAATGTTTCCAGCCATTCATTACGGAGTTATTAAAGAAAATAAAAAACTAGAAATAATTCAAAATTTCGTAGATGTATCAAAAAAACAAAAATATGTATCAAAAATTCATGAATTAAATCTTAATTTATTAATTTCAAACCAATCAAATGAATTAACTCCTAAAAAATATGATTGTATTTATTATGGTCGGTGGCGCGAAAATAGAAAGCAATATTTTCAAAAATATATAAAAGAACAAATATATCTTAGCACATCAGATAAAAACTTTAAAAAATATAAGCATATTGGATGTAATCCTAAATGGATTAAAAAACTAAGTTGGGAAGAAAAAAAAGAAACACTAAACAATTTTAGATATTCGCTATATATAGAAGATGAGTATACACATACAGTATTTAATAATTTAGGGAATCGTTGGTATGAAGCAGGCTTTTGTAATTGTGTCGTATTTTTTGATATAAATTGCTGGAATACAATAAAAAAATCAGAAATTGGATGTTTTGAAGATCAGATAAAAGATTATATAGTTATTGATTCTGAAAGCTTAAAAAATAAAATAGAATATTGCAATCAAGATTTTGAAAAACATTTGGCTATTCAGAAATCGTGGAGATTTAAAGAACCTTTCTTGCGTGAAAAAATGCTGAATGATTTTAAAAATATAATATTTAATAATATTAATTAAACTTCATAAAAGAATCAATAGTGGCAAATTTAATAACACGAAAACAATTAGCTGATTTAATTGGTCAAATGGGATGTGTTTATTGTGGAAAATAATACATCGACATGAATAATTTATTAAAATACAGTCAATTGGCAAAAACATTAGGAGTTAGTAATGCGAGCATAAGCATGGCTATACAGAATGGTAAATTAATTCCAAATGAAAAAGAAAAAAGAATTGATATTGAAATGTCATTCAATAAATTATGGATAGAATCACAAATGAGATCAGGTAAATCATTTGATTTGAATAGAATATTTACGAAAGAGATTGTTAAAAAAGAAGAGGATAAAGAGGAATCACTAAAAAGTTCATATATAAAAGAAACGACAGATACTACAAACTTTGATGAATTGAGAAATGTAGAATTCAAACAGAAAGTCGCAACACTAAAAAAGACAGTCAAATCAATAAAATTAGATGATTTAAAAATTAAAAAACTAGAAGGTGCATTAATACCATTCGATGCTGTTGAAATGGTTTTTATATATTCATCCGAATTATTTAGAAATACGTATTTACAGGAAATTGATGGATTGGCTAATATTTATATTGAACGTTTAGGTGGAACTCACAATCAATTTATTGAATTGAAAAAAGAATTAACGGATAAGGTTAATGAAATACATGCTTTAGTAAAAGAAAATTTATTAAACGGACTTGATGGGATTGTTGATGAATACAAAGAGATTAGATCAAGAGGAGAGAGATCATGATTTCAGATCAAGAATTAATAAATAAATTGATCAAATTATTTAATTCTATCAAAACAGATAGAATGCTCTTAAGCCCCTCCCAATATGCTGAACGCTATCGTACACTTACAAGTGAAGTGTCAACGATAACAGGAAAATTCAAGTACAATCTCACTCCATATTTAAGAGAAATCGTCGATACACTTTCCTCCTATCATCCCGCAAAAGTAATTGGCATAATGAAGGGTGCACAAATAGGATTTACTGAAGGGGTGATTATTAATGGCATTTTATGGATGATTGCTAACAATCCTGGCAATTGTTTGTTTCTTTCTGCAAATGATGATTTATCAAAAGAAATAATAGAAGGAAGATTAGACCAAGGTTTGCACAGCTGCAATATTCAACATCTCATACGCCCAAATACAATTCGAAAAAGAAATCAGAGAACCGGTGATACTTCTAAATATAAAGAATATGCTGGCGGACGTTTGTATGCTGGCGGATTGAATTCAATTGACAAATTAGCACGCCAAAGATCAATTAAATATGGTTTTTTTGATGATTGGGATGCTGCACCGATAATTGACAAGGAACAGGGAAGTTTATTTGAATTAATACAGCAACGATTTAGCACGGCTGCAAAATCAATGAAACAATATTATATCTCAACTCCTGAAACACGACCGTCGAATATTGAAAAAGTATACTTGATGGGAGATCAAAGGAAATGGCATGTTCCTTGCCCAAAATGTGGAACTTATATTGAAATACTTTGGAATAAACAAAAAGATGGAGAAACAATTGGAATTTATTTTGAAAAAGATGGTGCAGGAAAATTAATTGAATCAAGTGTTGGTTATATATGTCAAGAATGCGGGGGTTTTTTTAAAGAAAAAAACAAATATGATATTAATCTTGTAGGAAAATGGATCCCAACAGCCGAATCTATTAGGGAAGGATATTACAGTTATCATATTCCTTGCTTTCCATCTGCTCCTCATATGTATAATTGGACTGATTATGCATATAAATGGATTGATATATGGAAAGATGGTAATGAAAGTAAATCTAAAAGAAAAGTATTTCGAAATCAAGTTGAGGGTTTTCCGTGGGAGGAATCTATTCAAAGTATAAAAAAAAATAGACTAATAAAAAATTCAAGAAAATATGAAACAGGAATAGTTCCAAATAATTTGAGTAAAAAAGATGGCAATGGAAATATAATATTATTGACTTGCGCATGTGATTTAAATGGGATTATTGATGATGCACGACTTGATTATGATATTTTTGCATGGTCTGAAAATGGCTCTATTTATTCAATTGATCAAGGAAGCATAGGGACGTATCAACCGAAATCGAATACGGACCGTCCGATGTGGACTTATAGAAACGAACACCCCAATAATGTTTGGGATTATTTATTTAATGAAATAATTTCTAAAACTTATTATACAGATGACGATGGCGAAAGAAAAATAATAATAACAGGAATAGATACTGGTTATTATACTCATTATGCTTATGGATTTATTGATCAACATCCGGGATTAATAATTGGATTAAAAGGGAAACAGGATGATAAGTATGTTAAATATAATAAAGATTTAGCTTTTTTTAAACCTGCACGTGAAAGAGCAAATCTATATATATTAGAATCTGATTCGTTAAAAGATAGACTTGCTGAAATGATAAAATTAATGTGGACAGATGGAACAAATCAGCCCGCTGGATTTATGAATTTCCCAATACCAACAGGAGAAAAATACACTTCTAAATATTTTGAACAATATGAAGCTGAGGAAAAAAGAATTGAAGAAAATGATGATGGTGAAGTGATAGGATGGAAATGGAAGAAAAAATACATCACTGCTCACAATCACTTTTTTGATACAGCAGTTTATAATTTGGCATTAAAAGAAATTATTACAACAAAAATATTAAAAGAGATGGGAGTTAAAAATGGAACTTGGTTTGATTTTGTAAATATTATTAAGAAGATTGCTAAAATAGATTGATTATTTAAATTTTATATTCATATTAATATAATCTAAAGCAACTTTATTCTCACAAATTATATGAATCTCATCATTTGTTAATTTTATCTTATCGATCTTTAAAGGACATTCAATAATAGTTTTATAAATATAATTAATAGCTTTTATTTCAAGATTATTCCAATCGCTTGATTGTATTTTTTTATACAAAGTATTTCTGCTCTTAATTCCTAAGATATCAGATAAATTTGTTTTAGAAATATATCCAAATATCTTATCTAGTTTTTCACTCATCATCATGTAAAAATAAACAATTAATTTCAAACTAAGGTAAAAGTATACGATAAAATCAAAAAACTTTTAAACAACTTTTTTCTTAATTAGATTTGTATTATACAAATTAATTTCAAATGGCATTAACTGAAAAGTTATACATTGAATCATCAACTACGCTCGAAGAAAAATTAGAACGTTATAATCAAATTATTGATGCCTTAGAATTACAAATGTTGAATGTTGGTGCTGGCAATTCTGATGTCTCAAGTTATTCAATAAACGATGGTCAGGTTCAGATAAATACACAATACAGGGACGTTGTTTCAGTTGCAAATGCGATAGATCGTTTTATGATGCTCAGAAATAAAATTCTAAACAAATTAAATGGTCGCTCAGTTGTGTTGAGACCTTGGAGGGGATTAATATGAAGTTATTGGGATTTGAAATATTCAGAAAAAATATTAAATCTGAAATTAAACTAGAGCCGAAGGCTTTTGTATTTAACGAATCGTGGTCTGGATTAAATCTCACCCCAATAACTTTTAATGGCGAAAAAACTCCTTACGAACTTGGTAATCCTTTAGATTTTAAATTAGATTATTATTCCCTCCGAATGCGAGCATGGGAAGCTTATATAATGAGCGACATTGTTCAGAATGCCATTCGCAAATATTGCTTATGGATTGTAGGTAGTGGTTTGAAACTTCAATCAAATCCAATTTTGTCAGTATTAAAAAGATATAAAGTTGATATTGATCAACAAATTTTAAAAGAATATATCGAAAATGTTGAAAGCCAGTTTAGGTTATATGCAAATACAAAACAATCAGTTTATTCGAAAGAATATAATCTGCATGATGAAGCGGTTGAAAGTTTAAAAAATGCATTATTGGCTGGAGACATTCTTTGTATTTCGAGATATGATGGATTACGAACTTCTATTGAAACGATAGATGGTAAAAATATTCAAACACCTTTGATGTCAAATTATATTAATGAAGCAACAAAAAGAGACAATATAATTAAACAAGGAATTGAAATTGATAAAACCGGAGCGCACGTTGCTTATTATATAGCACAACAAGATTTTACATACAAAAAAATTTTAGCATACGGAAGCAAATCAGGCAAACGCCAAGCTTGGTTAATGTATGGTTTAAAGCATAAAAAATCAGATGTTCGTGGAATGTCTCTATTAACTGCTGTTTTAGAGACGGCTTCAAATATGGATAGATATAAGGATGCAACATTAAAAGCGGCGGAGGAAAATGCAAAGATTCCTTATACTATTGAACACAAGCAGTTTTCAGATGGTGAAAATCCGTTAGTTCAAAATATTGCTACATCTTTTGGAAAAGGAAAAGGAGTTGCTCCTGAAACAGCGACCGATGTTGCAGAAGCAAAAGCTACAAAAATAGCACAAAGCACAGCTAAACAAACTTACAACATGCCACTTGGAGCTGAATTTAAACGTCATGCCGGTAGTTCAGATAGTAATTTTAGGGATTATTTTAGCATAAATATAGATATGGTTTATGCAACTTTAGGAATTCCTCCAGAAGTTGCGATGGATAAATTTGGTGGTGCATATTCTGGAAGCAGGGCAGCCATTAAAAGTTGGGAATATAAAATAATGGTAGATAGGGAGATAATTCTTAAACGCCAATTTTACAAACCGTTTTTTGATTTCTGGTTAGATATTGCAATTTTAAATTTGACGATACAGGCTCCCGGATATTTACAAGCGATTCAGGAAAAAAATCATATGATTCTTGAATCATACAGAAATTGCAGATTTATAGGATCGACAGTTCCTCATATTGACCCGGTAAAAGAGGTGGCTGCCGAGCGTTTGAAATTAGGGAAGGCATTAGAAAATATTCCATTGAGTTCGATTGAACAATCTATGGAAAATTTAAATACGGGCGATTATGATCAAATTATAAATCAGGTTAGCGAGGAATATGATTTAGCCGAAAAATTTACAAGCATTAAAACGGGTAATAATTTTAATACATAAAAAAATGAGTGGTATAACAACAGGCGATAAGCAAATATATGCAGTTCTTCAAGGAACAAAAAGAATAAGCCATGTATTTGATGATGATGAAGAGACTATCATAAGTCCTCCTGCGTGGTTTAGTTTAGTTGATGACACAACTACTGGCAATATTAATGTAGTTTTAGCAGATGAAGAAATTGATTCCCCTGTTGTTATGTCGGTACAGCAAGCGCACAGGGATAATATTTTAATAAAAAAAATATACGATACTGATACGACAATTTCGGAATCGGATTGCACTTTATATAAATAAAGTTATGCCTTACGAAAACGAACATGCAGCACGAATAGTTGAACCATCTAAATTTCAACAAGATTCTTTTAGACGAAAAAATATTTCAAGTGGTATTGATATTATCATTGGAAGATTAAAAGGAGAAACTACAATGACTACACAGGCATATCGTTTTGATGCCAAAAAATTTACAGTCGAAGAAACTAAGAAATGGTTAAAAGATCATAATATAAAATATCTATCATTTGAACCAGCAAAACCTAAAAGCATGAGGCCATTATTATTATTTACACCAATTTATTCATCAACAGCAGAAATTTTTGTTGAAAAATTATTAGAAATAGATGAAAGTGAAGATCAGGAATTTTGGATTAACAGCCCGGGCGGTTCTGTTTGGGGGGGGTACAGTATGCTTGGCGCACTGAACCAAAGAACAGGTAAAAATAATGCTAAAGTTTTTGGAAGTGCAGACAGCATGGTGGCCTATATGTTATTATTTATGGATTATGTTGAAGCTTTGGATGTTTCTACATTCAGGTTTCACAGGGCGGATGGCTATATTGATAATGATAATGATAAAGCTCTTTTGGAAAAGATAAATAAAGATTTAAGAGCTAAAATGATAAAAAAAATAGATGCAGAAACATTTAAGGAAGTTACTGGAATCTCAATTGATGAAATGTTTGATTCTGAGAAAAGAATTGACATAGATTTAGATGCAAAACAGGCAAAAAAAATAGGCTTAATTAACAGCATTGTAAGATTAGAGCCTAGGCAGATCGTTGCGATGAGTGAAAAATTAATTGCTTTCGCTGATTTTGATTCACGAGGTAGTGAATTGGAATTACAAACACGAGGTGGTGTTAAAGCAGAAATAAATATTGAACAAATAACAACTAAAAAAATGACAAAAGAAGAATTTAAAGTACAAAATCCTGAATTATATAATCAAATTTATGATGATGGCAAAAAAGCCGGAATAAGTTCTGAAAAAGACAGGATTGAAGCGTTTTTGGAATTTGTTGAAATTGATGCAGAATCAGTTAAAAAACAAATTACAGAAGGTCATGGAATTACAAATAAATTCATGGCAGAAATGACAAAAAAAATGATGATTTCTGCTCAGAAATCAGACATTAAAGATGATCAAATTGATACTCAGAAACCTCCCAGAGAAGAAAAAACAGCTAAAGAAATAGAGGCTGCTGATTTTAAAAAGGCTGTATTGACGTCAATGAACCTTAAAGATGAGGAGAAAAAATCATGAGTGAAATTGAAAATGTAGAACAAACAAGAAATCAGCTTACAACTAATTATGATGTAAGCAAATTTCTGTTAGGCTTTAATTCGTTTATTGATGGAAGTTTAACATCAAGTGGCACTACTTCCTTATTACAAGGAATGGTTATGGGTCGAATTGACAGTACCGGATTATTAGTTCCTGCTGACAAAGATGCTACAAACGGAAGCCAGATACCAGTAGGTTTATGTGTTATTGATCAAACAATTCTTGATGGAATTACTGCAACGGTAAGATTGGTAAACAAAGGTAAAGTTGCAGAAAGCAAGGTGAATTTTTTAGATGTAGAAACATTAGCAACTTTAATAGGGCCTGCAAATAATCAAAGATCATACAGAGATTATTTAAATGACTTAGGTATTGAACTTGCTGGCGGTGAAGAATTGACTATTTACGATAATGATTAATAAAAAGGAGGAAATAAAATGTTACCAGTTGAACAAGTAAAAGGTATTTTTACACACGCGTATATGCGTGCATATAGGGAAGATATTCCCGTTCCATCTTTTTTGAGATCATTTTTCACTACGTCGGTTTATGAGACTAAGACAGTAGGAATTGAAGTTGAAAGGATGGATGAAAAAATTGCTGTTGACGTACTTCGTGGTACGGATGGAAATAGGAATCAATTTTCATTATCAACAGAAAAGCAATGGATGCCACCGTTTTTTAATGAATATTTTGATGCAACATCATTAGATCGTTATGATAGGGTATTTGGGGCAGACCCAGCATTTACCCCAAAAACAATTGGATATTTAGCAACTGATGTATCCCGCAAATTGATAGAGTTGCGTAAAAAAATTGAACGTGCAAAAGAATTACAATGCGCTCAAGTTTTTGATACAGGAACAGTTGTACTAATCAATGGTGATAATATTAATTTCAAACGCAAGGCTACATCAATGGTTGATCTTGTTGGTGCAGGAGGTTATTGGAGTACTACTACTACTGATATTGAGGCTCAATTAATCGCTGGTGCTGAATTTGTGAGAAATAATGGTAAAAATGGAACTTCTGAATTTAATTTAACTATGTCAGGATTAGCATGGGTAGCTTTGAAAAAAACCAATTATTTTAAAGACAATGCAAATTTTCAACAAGTTAAATTAATTGATATAATGATGCCCCAAAAAGCTGCTTTTGGAGCGGGATATATGGGCAGAATCTCAGCAGGAGCATATATTTTTAATATTTGGACTTACGACGAAGTTTATAAAGCTGCTGGTTCAGGTGGCGTTATTACTCGTTATTTGCCATCTGATACCGCTTTCATGGCTCCTGTAAATGGAACTAGATTTGAATTAGCACATGCTGGAATCCCTGCGATTATAAGAGATACCACAAATGCTGAATTTAGCGAATACATAGCTCAACAAGCAAGCGAATATTGGATCAATAATTACATAGATTACAAAGCTAAATCACACACTTTCGAAATTATGTCAGCTCCTTTGGCTGTTCCAGTCACTGTTGATATGATTTATACTATGACAGTTTTAAATGTTGAAAACCCTGAAATCGGATAATTATGAAAAAGTTACTAATAATAATTAGTTTGATAATGTTTGCGTTTTGTGCCAAGTCTCAAAATGCAGCAATTGATGTAACATTAGATTACGGGGACTATACTTACGTTTGGTATAATGGAATTTCAACTGATGTTTTAACAACTATTGACACGGCATGGACTTATACGGTTCGTAAAAAAACAGGAGATAAATTACAATGTAATGTAGATTTATTAATTGATTCGACAGGAGGAACTGCCAATAATGTAACTATTTATTTGCAAAACAAAAAATTTCCTGATACCGATTATGCGACTGTTGCAAGTGTTGTTTGGGATGGAATTAATGATACTGATGATGGTGAAATTATTAGTTTTAATCCATCATCTCAATCATTTACATTAACAGCAGCAGGATTAGATTCGATTTCCGGAATTATTGCATTAGATACATTGACATTATTATCACTAACAGATACGGCAGGTTTAGCAGGTTATCCGGCTGATAGTATAATTACAGCAGTACCACCACAATCAGGTACTTTTACGGCGACAATAAAACCAACTACATTTGCCTTAACAATAACCGAATCAGATCAAAATAACATGGGCGAATATTGGAGGGTTTATATTTTAGGTTCTGATAATACTTTGTTGGCATCTATTCGCAGGTTAAATTTTAAATTTATTAAGCAATGAGGTATGAGTTAGTAAGCAGATCGGTAACTATTAAAGGGAAAGTTTTTCGAAAAACTGAAAAAGCAATCTTAGATGATAGTAAATTGGGTAAATCTGAATTAGAATCATGCTATAAATCAGGATTTATTAAACCTATTGGGACAAAAGCTAAAAATCCAGCTGAGGTTATAAATCAATATAAAGATGATTTGAAAAAAGAAGCAAAAGCGAAAGCTGATGCAGATGCAAAAGCTTTAAAAGAAGCTCAAGAAAAAGAAGCAAAAGCGAAAACTGATGTTAAAAAATAATTAAATGAGTTTAGCAAGAGCCATATCAGATATGAAAAGATTTTCGCAGGGAGAATTCTCTGCGGAAATTACTTTTACAAATCCGGAAGCAATTAAAACAGTTGTTGTAAATGGTTTAATTTCTAAACATAATTTAAGCATTAATCCAGACACGGGATTGCCAGTAAACACTAAAAATGTTCATATTTCGATTGTAGAGAGCGTATTGAATGATGCTGGTTATGTAACTAGAAATGTGAGCAACGATATTAGTTTAAAATTTCATAAAGTTTCGTTTGTTGATGCAAGTGGATCATCTTTTACTTTTTTAATTGATGAGGGGATGCCGAGCGAAACATTAGGATTAATTGTTTGTACATTAGGAAGTTATGGCAGCTAAAATAATAGGACAGATACCAGTGCAAAATTTTGAATTAATTCGAGATAAAATTGCTGTAATTTTAGCATTAGAAATTCCTGTTCAAACGGCTGCAAGTAGTATTAAGGCTGTTTGGTTAGAGAGATTTATTCCATTTGATTTAGAGGAATTGCCAGCTATCAATATTTCTTACGATAATACTCCTTATGATAGACATGATCCGAAAAGCAGGCATGGAGAAAATCAATATTATATTGATGTAATTGTAAATGCAAAGCATTCTGTAACGGAGAAAGCAGACATAAAAGCATCTAAGTTAGTTCAAAGAATAGCGGGGATAGTTTGTTATATTTTATCAAGTGCTGAATATTATACGCTTGATTTCAATCCTGGATTAATTCAAAGCAAATGGGTGAGTGATCTGAAAATTGGAAAATTAAGCGAGGGGGATGCTTTGCATACAATTGTTGCTCGAATAATTTTTAAAGTCAGGGCTAATGAAATAGTAGGTGATTTAACAGGAGTTTTGGGTGAAATTTTCACAACACAAATAAAATTAGATGAAACGGATAAGGGATATTTTATAAAAATTGATAATTCATAAAAAAATAAAAACATGATAAGCACAGCAATAGATGTAACAAGGGTTTCGAGAGTTGTCGGGTATAAAATTAAGCCCGGTAATTTTGCTCCTACAACCCCTTATTTACCTCAAAGAATTGCGATACTCGGAGAAGCAAACACGGCTAATCAAGGTACTTTGGATACCGATCCATACGAATTTATAACAGCAAAAGAAGCTGCTATAAAATATGGATATGGAAGTCCCTTGCATCAAATGGCAAGAATCTTAAGACCAGTATCAGGCAATCCTTTAGGTGGGATACCAACAATAGCATATCCGCAAGAATCCGATACAGGAGCAACAGCGGCAGTATATACGCTTGGAATTGCAGTTGCAACAACTGTAACGAAAAACGCAACACATAAAATTATAATTAACGGAAGAGATAATATAGATGGCGTTTCTTATTCTTTTAATGTTGTAAATGGTGAATCGCAAACTGATGTTCAGGATAAGGTTGTTGATGCAATAAATAATGTATTAGCTGCACCAGTCACAGCAGCAGAGGCAACGGCAGATGTTGTAATAACCACTAAATGGAAAGGCGCTACAGCTATACTTTCGGTTGAAATTGATACGCAAGGCGAAGATGCAGGTATAGTTTATTCAGAAGTGACTAATGTTAATGGTACGGGAGTTGTAGTGTTAACAAATGCATTAGCTGCATTTGGCGAGAATTGGAATACAATTGTAATTAACCCTTATGGGGCTGCACAATTTGATGTTCTTGAAGCATTTAATGGAGTTCCTGATCCAACAACACCAACGGGAAGATATGAACCAATAGTTTTTAAACCATTTGTAGCATTATATGGAAGTTTATTGTCAGATAAAGATGATATAGTTGCAATAACAAATTTAGCTGCAAGACAAGATCAGGTTACAAATGTTCATTGCCCGGCTCCAAATTCAAAAGGATTTGCTTACGAAGCGGCTGCTAATATGTGTATGACTTTTGCGCCAATTGCTCAAAATTATCCACATTTAGACAATTCTGCAAAGACATACCCAGACATGCCAGTGCCGAGTAATGGCGATATTGGTGATTTTTCTGATTATAATGCCCGTGATTTCATGGTGAAACGTGGAAGTTCTACCGTAAGTTTGAGAAGCGGGAAATATTCGATTGAAGATTTTATAACTACTTATGCGCCAAATGGTGAAAATTTGCCAAAATTCAGATTTGCTAGAGATTTAAATATTCATTGGAATTATGAATTTAATTGGAGATTGGTTATGATCAGGGACGTTCAGGATAAAACAATAGTTCCAAATGATTCTCCATCACGAGTTTCAGACACCGTTTCGCCAAAACAGGGAAAACAATTATTGATAAGTCACATAAACAGTATGGCAGAATTAGCCCTAATTGCCGATGTTGCTTTTTCAGAAAAAAGTATCCTTGTTGAAATTAATGAAACTAATCCTGCAAGATTAGATTTTTTTAACAGATATAAGATCACATCGACTGCACATATAGTTAGTTCTGATGTTGAAATTGATTTTAATTTTTCATATTAAAAGGAGGTAAATTATGTATGTAGGTGGCGATATAACCGAAATAACTTACAATCATCCTGTTGTTGGTTCTGGAACTATTTATTGTAAAGCAAATGAAGATGGTACTATTGAACCGGGAGGCTACAGAAGTAATGATGATGATAATTCTGTGACAGGTGATGGGAAAATGATAGATCAAATGAATTTTAGAAGAGCATCATTTGAAGCTCCTCCTATTGCTTGGGATATGACAGATGTAGATGAGCAGAGTAAGCTTGTTTTATTGGCTGAAAGTCCTATTTTATCTGATTGGACAATTAATCATATAAATGGGAAAATATGGGGCGGAAAAGGAAAACCTGTTGGTGATATTCCCGGAGCAACAAATACGGCTCTAGTGACTTTGAAGTTGGCATTTGAAAATAAACTTAAATCATTATCATAATGAAAGAAGAAATTAAAGAAAAATCAGGTAAAAAAGTTGATCAAGAATCGGCATTAAAAGATTTTGAAAAATGGATTTTTATTAAAAAAATCAGAGATCAAAAAAGACAAGAAAATGCAAAAGGTAAATTTGAAGATGTAATAGTTAGTTCAATTGCAGAAGGTGATTTATCAATTGATGAAAATGGTTATATTACTCAAAAATTAATATTCCCAATTATAGATGATAATGGAAATGATATATTAACAGAATTGAGATTTATTCCCAGAATACCAGTTAAGTTGTTAAATATAAAATTAAAAGGAGTAGATGCTTCGGATGCGGATAAAAGACAAGTAGCTTATGTATCAGCATTAACGCAAGTTAATATGGGGATTTTAGAGAAACTTGATTCAGAAGATAGTAGAATAAGTCAGGCAATCGTGATGTATTTTTTGTAAATACCGATCTGGCTATTGTTATCAATACAATAGTCAGATTATATAAATTTACACCAAATATTATTGATGAATTATTTTTAGATGACATAGATTATCATGGCTTATATTATTGGTTTGAAGATGCAAAGGATTATATTAAACAAATTAATAAAAATGGGGGATTAGGTGGCTAAAGCACTTGTAGTTTCAACAAAATTTACGGCAGTAGATAAATTTTCGCAGACAATGCAACGCATGACTGCTGCAACAAATACATTTGCTTCAAAAACTAAGGCAGCAATGGCTAGAGCATCACGAGCTATGAGATCATTGCAAACATTTACAGGCGGGGTAATTAATAAAATATTTAATTTAAGAAATGCCGCTGTGTTAATGATTGGAGCGATGGCGGTAAAAAAAACCATAGGTATGGCTTCAGGTATTGCTCAAGTTGGTGATGAGGCGGCAAAAACAGGGCGACAGATAGGAATAACTGCTGAAACGTTACAAGAATTGAGATTTGCAGCAGATAGACAAGGAGTAAGTTCAGAAACATTAACAAAATCTTTACAGTTATTAAATAGGAATGTCGGAGATGTACAAGCGGGTCAAGGAACTTTGACTACGATGTTAAAACGGACTAATCCTGCATTATTGAAGCAATTATTAAATGTTGAAAATAATGAACAAGCATTTGAATTAATGATAAATGCTATTTCTAATGCTCCTAATCAATTACAAAAAGTATCTCTCGCATCTGCTGCTTTTGGACGTTCTGGTCAAGAAATGTTAAAATTATTAGAAGCAGGACCTGATGGGATGATGAAATTAAGGGAAGAGGCACGTAAACTAGGTGGCATTATAAGTAATGAAGCTGCAATAAGCATGGAAAAATTCATAGATGTTCAAACAAATATGAAATTTGCATTACAAGGATTAAAAACTACTATAGGAGTAGAATTAATTCCAATAATTCAAAAAGCTACTGAGAATATTACAAAATGGATTTTGGAAAATAGAGACTTAATAAAAATAAAAGTTTCTGAATATATTCAAAAAATAATTAATGCTGCTATTTGGATAAGAGATAATTTTACTAAAATAGCAGGGGTTATAAAATTTGTAGCAATAGCATTAGGTTCGTTAATTGCTGTAAATATAGTCCTTAACACAGTTATGGCAATAACAAATGTAATAGCTGCTGCAAATCCATTTGTTTTAATAACATTGGCTGTAATTGGTTTAATTGCTGGCATAATTGCACTTATACGAAATTGGAGCGAATTAGTAAATTGGATAAAAACATCAGATAACTTTTTTGCAAAACTAATTCGCGGTGCATTAAAACCAATAATTTGGATTATAGATGGTATTTCTGCGGCCTGGAAGAGAGTTAAGGAAGCATTTGCGGGAGGCGGTATTTGGGGTGCAATAAAATCTATTGGAAAATCAATACTTTCTTTTTTACTTGCCCCATTGGAAGCAATATTAATCATAACAAATAAATTAACAAAAGGCAAGGTTGGAGGTGAAGCATTAGCAAAAATGCAAGCATTTAGGGCAGAGCTAACAGCATCTCCTGAAGTACAACAAGAAGCATTAAATCCAGAAGCTGCAATTGAACAGGTAAGAACCGAAAGAATTGAAAAAACTAAAAATGAAAAAGTAAATATTGGAGTTACGGCAATGCCGGGAACTAAAGCACAAATTCTTGAAGATACAACAAATCAAGTTCAATTAACACCAACACTAGGATGGACACAATAGATGTAATGATATATGAATCCGGTTCGGGGGGTGATCTTAATTTAAAAAATGAAGATATTGAAAAAATATCAGGATTAACAAATCAAGTTTATCTTGCTTTATTTGGAGGAAATATCGAACAAAATACATCAGATGATTTAGCAGAACTGGATGAACGTAATGATTGGTGGGGTAATAGTTTATTACAATCTGAACAACAATTTAATTCTTTTTTTGAAAGAGCGCTGAATATGATTGCGTTAACAAGCGGTGGAATTTCTTTGTTAGAAAATGCCGCTAAAAAAGATTTGAAATATTTACAAAAATATGCAGATATTAATATCGAAGGTTCAATTATAGGATTAAATAAATTTCAATTGCAAGTAAATATGATGGAGCCTGATGAAAATTCAACAAAGATTAAATTTATTTGGGACGGGACGAAACAGGAATTAATTGAAACAATAACAGTATGACAATACCGACATATAATGATTTATATATATCTGTTTTAGCAGATTTAAGAAATAAATTAGGAACAAAATCAATTATCGGAAAACTTGTTTTAATTGCTTTTTCTGCGGTACAAGCTGCGAAATTGAAAATATATTATCTTAGGATAGCTTTTGTTTATAAAAATATATTTCCAGATCAAGCGGATTCTCAATCATTAGGGGGGTCTTTAGAACGTTTTGGGTTTGTTAAATTAAATCGTTATCCGGAATCTGCAACAGCAGGAATATATACAGTTGAAGTTACGGGAGAAATAGGGGCAACTATTCCTCCGGGAACAACTTTTAAAAGCTTAGACACATCTACCTCCCCGGATAAACTATTTGTATTAGATTCGCTTTTTACATTTACAAGCGAAACAGGAAGTATATTATTGAGAGCATTAGATTTGGGAACACAAGCATCATTAATAGTTACAGATCAATTACAAGTCACTCAACCTATTGCTAATGTCGATAGTTTTGCAGAAGTCATAAGCATTGATACTACTCCATTTGAAGCCGAAAGCATTGAAATTTACAGGCAAAAAGTTATACAATCTTATCGAACCGAATCAGAAGGTGGGGCAAAATCAGATTATATACAATGGTCATTAGATGCTCAAGGAGTTCGAAGGGCTTATCCTTATGTAAAATCTGGTGATTCCGGAATAATTGATTTATATGTTGAGGCAAATCCAGATGATTCAACCGATGGTTACGGCACACCATCGCAAGCGATATTGGATGATGTTGAGGCAGTTGTGGAATTTGACCCTGATGATAGTAAACCATTATATGAGCGTGGTAGGCGCCCGATGGGAACATTTCAGATTAATTTTTTACCTGTAAATGTTTTGCCTATAGATATTGAAATAACTAATCTGAGTGATGTGGGATTCTTAGCAGCGATAGAAGATGCGATAATTGTTTATTTATTTAATATTCGTCCATTTATTGATGGGGCGGACAACCCAAACAATCAACAGCAAGATTTATTATATGAAACCGATATATATGGAGTTGTACGAGGGGTAATAGGAAGTTCAGCAACATTTGAATCATTAACAGTTAAAGTTGATGAGGTATTAGAAAATATTTATGAATTTGAAAATGGAGATATACCATTTTTAAGAAATTTAACAACGGCTTAACTCTCTTAGAATCGCATATTCGAAATGAATGTGCACAATTGTACACGAACAAAATTCTAAGCGAGTTAATAATTGATATAACAAACTAATATAGTGCAACTTATGAAGATTAATAAGATTTTTTGTATTTTGATGATTGTGAGTTTATTTGAAGTACGTAACTCTCTGATTATCAGTTCATACAGAATGATGAAAATGTATATAAACTAATTGTTACAAATGTAGTAAAACATGTCTGATTATTCAGTAAATATAACATATAATAATGATTTTGGATCGCAGGGTTCAGGTAATGGCGAATTTAGTTATCCGTCGGGATGTTGTATTTTGAATAATGAACTTTTTGTAGTTGATAAACAAAATCATAGAATTCAGGTTTTTAATTTTTCGGGAGTTTATCAAAGGCAATTTGGAAGTATTGGTTCGGGAAATGATAATTTCTTTTTTCTCGAATGCATAACAACAGATGGAGTTGATTTATATATTACAGATTCCGCAAATCATAGAATAAAAAAACATCAAACAGACGGCACATTTATAAGTGAATTTGGGAGTAGTGGAACTGGTAATAATAATTTTAAATATCCAGTTGGAATTGATTATAATGATGGTAAATTATATGTTTCGGACAAGCAGAATCACAGGATAAAAACTCATTTAATAGATGGCACATTTATAAGCAATTTCGGAAGTTATGGAACCGGTGACAACAATTTAAATTTTCCAGAAGGATTAGCAGTTATAAATAATGATTTAATAATTGTTGATTCTGGTAATAAAAAAGTAAAAACTTTCAATATATCAGGAGTTTTCATAATTAAAATTACAGATACTATATTTGGTTATCCGACAGGAATTTTCAATATTAATGATGAGATATTTGGGGTTGTTGACAAAATTAGAAATAAAATATTTTTCTTTGATAATACAAGCTCTTTAATTTCAGATTACGGTAGTTACGGAAGCGGAGATGATGAATTTTATTTTCCAATGTATGCTATTTATGATAATGAATTATTATTTATAATTGATTCTGGTAATTTTAGGGTAAAAATATTAAATGCTATTGCCACGATAGAAACGCCTTTATACAAAGATCAAATATTAAAATTAACTAAACAATTATATCCGACAGGTAGGGTGTGGTGGTTTAATTTTAATAATATTTTTTCTAAATTTCATGAAGGATTAGCATTATCAGAAAGCAGAGCATTGCAAACATGTACGGGATTATTAAATAGTATTTTACCTGACAACGAAAATTTTACAGAGGAAGATGCATATAATTGGGAGAGTGCTTTAGGATTGTATATTCAAACTGGATTAAGTTTAGCGGATCGTAAATTGGCAATTTTAAGAAAAATGCAACATCCAGGCGATATTCCGGCTCGTCAACATTATTTATATTTGCAAGGTCAATTACAATTAGCCGGATTTGATGTATTTATTCATGAAAATAGAATTGATATAGGAGGAGGGATTTACGAAATCGTAAATATTATTTCTTCATTATATGGCAATTTCAATTATGGTGACAATGTGTATGGAAATACAGGAATAGGTGATTATACAAAAATCGCAAATTATGTATCAGAATCAAAAGATTTGGATTTTGATTTTGGTGATGATATAAATTTGAGAGCAACTTTTTTTGTGGGAGGAGAAACATTCGGGACCAGAGCCGATATAAATGAAGACAGAAAAAATGAACTTAGGCATTTAATATTAACCATAAAACCAGCTCAGACAGCGGGATTTTTATTAATAGATTATATATGAAAGATTTAAGCAGCGCACCGGGAATTGACAATGTAACATCTGGTTATTTGAATGGTAAATTAAAAGATGGTGAAACATTAGTAGGTGAATTTATTAATAATGATATAGCTCAATTTTTTCAAAAATTAATGAATTTGGCATCATTATCACCCAATGAAAATTATGACAATGAAACAAATGGGTATCAGTTGATTGATGCATTACAAGATTTTGTGAAAACAAAAGGTGTTTTTTTGCAAAAAATTATTGAAATAGGTGATTGGAACATGGATGCTACAATTACTTTAAATAAAGCGCATGGGTTGGATTTTGATAAAATATTAGAAGTTTCTGTATTGATAAGAAATGATGCAAACACATTGAAAGTGCCATTAAATAAAAATTCACCAACAACGGGACCGTCAACCGGAGAATTTACTACCACAAGCACAAATATTGAAATGATTGCATATACTAGCGGATATTTTGATTCTGTTGATTATGATTCAACAAGTTATAATCGTGGATGGATAATAATTCAATATATACTATAAATGCAGGCATTTAATGTAAATACAGATGAAGTTGTAAAACTTTCTAATAAACTAGAAAAGTTACATAAATCTGCTTTGCCAATTGCAGTAAGGGGTACGTTAAATGATGTGGCGTTTGAAGCAAAACAAAAATTTGTTGAAAAAGAATTTAATAAACAATTTATTATAAGAAAAAGAAATTTTATTAAAGCTCATACTATTGTAAATAAATCAATAAATACCTTTAATGTCAATCAAATGCAATCAGAAATGGGTGTGATAAAAGGAAAATCACAAGCAGGTGATGAATTGGATGTACAGGAATTTGGGGGAGTTATTAAAAAAAGAGAATTTATCCCAATGAATCCATCCAGAGCATCAAAAAGCCCATCTAAATTAATAAGTAAGAGATTTTATTTACAAAATATTAAAGCAAAAAAAGACAAACCAATATTTAAAAATCAAGATTTCATAAGAGCAGCATTTAAAGTTGGTAAAAACGGCTTTCTTTTGTTTGAAAATATTTTGATACAAATAAGAAATATAACTAAAAAAAATGGATTGTTTATTAAGATGGAACCATTATATTCATATGAAAAAGGGCGTTCTATAACTTTGAAAAAATCACCTTTCATTGAACCATCTGGATTAAAAGCATCAAAAAACATGAATAATATTTTTTATGAAAATGCGCAAAAACAATTTGATAAATATTTAAGATGAGTTGGTTAACTAAATTAAACGATATTAAATTAAGCATTACAACGGGTGATGGTAAAATATATTATCCATTATGGAAAAATGCTATAAAAAATATAGAATATAATACAGAGGCATTTGAATTTGTTGGAATACCCGGGACTTACGTGGAAAGAAAAGAACATAAAAGCAATCAATATCCTATATTATTATATTTTCAAGGTGAAAGTTGTATTGATGAATCCGAGGCGTTTGAATTATCTGCACAAGATAAGAGGGCGTGGGTTATTTCTCATCCATTTTACGGTGAAATTACAGTGCAACCGTTAAATTTATCAATTGATAATTCAGATTATAATATATCAAGAATAACTGGAACCGTTTGGGAAACAATAGATCAAAAATACCCAGATGATGTTATTAATTCACAAAAAGAAATTGATTTAAAAAAATCAGAAATAGATATAGAATCTCAAGCTGTTTTTGTTGATAACATTGAAACTCCATCACCTGAAATAATAGAACCTGCAAATAATTCTATCTTAAGAACTGGGAGAAATTATAACGTGTTAATACAAACAGAAAGTGATGCAACATTATTGAAAGATAGGATAAGATCAGCATCAGCATCGGTTCAGGAAATAATATCAAATACAACAAGATATATAAGTCAGGCTAATGATTTAATTAATTTTCCATTTTTAATAGTTCAAAATATTAATCAAAAAGTCGATCAAATGATTAATACTTTCAATGATTTTACAAGCATTTTTTTAGGTGATGATACTGATAATGAAAAACAAATAATGTATGAATCTCAATCAACAATGTTGCTTTCTGAGCTATCACATAATTTAATAAATACAAATATTAATGATTATGATAAACGATCTGATGTAATTGATGTTATTAGTACATTATCAGATGCTTATGAATTATTTTTGAAAAATTTAGATGATTTGGGATATGTTCAAGATAAGGAATTATCGAAGCAATTAGATTATATAATAAACATTACCCTGAGCTCATTGTATGATGTGGCATTCGAAAGCAAGCAAGAAAGAAATGTAATATTAGACAAAGATAATAATATTATTGTATTGGCTCATCGTTATTATGGGACAGGAGATGATAATTTAAATAAATTCATAAAACAAAATAATATATCATTAAGGGAATATTTAGGATTGCAAAAAGGCAGGGAAATAACTTATTTTGTATGAAAATAACTATTAACAATAAGGATTATAAATATTTTTCAGATTATAATATTACTCTGAAATACGATTCCATTGCCAATATTTTTGGATTTTCGGCAAAACGTGATATTTTAAACTATTTTCTCGAATATCCAGAATGTAAAATATATGATGATAATAATGAATTATTAATAACGGGTACTATTTTAGCACCAAATTTAAAGGAATCCCCAAATCCTGAATTTATTAAAATAACAGGATATGGCATTGCGGGCATTTTAGAAGATTGCAATATACCAATTAGTTTATATCCGTTGCAATTCGATAATCTATCATTATTACAAATTACTGAAAAATTATTAAAACCATTTAATCTTGCATATAATTTCAATTCGAATGTATTGAGTGATTTGAATAAAAAATACGATAAAGTAATTATTGACCCGGGAACTTCAATAAAACAACTATTAAACAATTTAGCCTCACAACGCAATATTTTCATGACAAGCAATAATTTCGGGGAATTATATTATAATAGATATGAACCATCTAAATATTTGCCTGCTGCATATTTTGAAGAAAATAAACCGGGAATAATGGAATTGAATTTAAATATTAATAGTCAATTATTACATAGCGAAATAACTATTTTGAAAGAAGCATCTAAAGATAATCCAGATGCTGGGGAATATACAATATTAAATCCTTATTTAACAAAATTCAGACCGGTTATTAAGATATTAAATTCAGGGGATATTTTTGATGTCAAAAAAGCCGCCAGAAATGCATTATCTCAAGAATTATCAAATATTAAAATTACTTTTAAAACATCAAAATTTGTTGAGCCGGGACGAACTATAAGTTTATTAGCACCATCTATCAAAATTAATAAAATTACTGAATTATTTGTTGAACAAACAGATATTTCAGGATCAGTTAATACTATTGATAATTACATATTAACATGCGTTTTACCAGAAATTTATACTGAAAATGAATTTAAAAATATCTTTCAATGATTTTAACTAGAGTGAAACAAGCAACTAACGAATTTATTAAAGTTTTGAGATTTGGAAAATCTGATGTTCAAACTGCTGATCAAATATTGCCATACGGTGTAGATTCTAAGCCAGTAAAAAATGATTTAGCAGTTTATTCCAAAACTAATAATAAAAATCAGGCAATAATTTTAGGTTATTTAAAGACTTTTGAAAATACAAATGAAGGAGAAACCAGAATTTATGCAACAGATTCAAATGGTAATGAAGTTTTTGATATTTTATTAAAAAATGATGGGACTTGTGAAATAGGTGGTAATATTGATTTTTTAACAAGGTTTAATGGATTAAATACGGATTTGCAATCATATTTAACAGAATTGAATTCTAAATTAGTTACTGCTTTTACAGCTGTTGGGGGTTCATGGCCCGGAATAACCTTAGATATTTCTAATGCTAAAATCGAAGAAATAAAGACATTATAAATTAAAAAACTTTGACATATGAAAAAATTAATAATTTTAAAAATATTATTACTAATCTCAATAATAAATTTTGCCCAATATCAAGTGCCGGAATATGTGCAAAATTATGATAGTGATAAACCAACTGTTTATGCTGTTGATTTGGGAGGTGGTTATCATCAGGTTACTGATAGTACAGCAAAAGCAAATTTATCATCAGATAAGCGGGTTGTTGGTATGATGGTTTCTTTCAAGGAAAATGGAAAGTGGGTAACAGATAGGTATGAGGGTGTTAATACATTAACTGTCAATTGGATAAATTATGATAATTGGGAAAGAATAACTATTAATGATACTTTGCAATATTATTCATTAACTACCGATATGAGATTAGAGATTCAAGATAGCATTGATAATATCTCAACTGCAAAAATAGAAGTTGATACTTTAAGAAGCCTGAACGATTCGATTTATATTAAATCAGATTTAAGCGGATTAGATGCGGTTTTTGATACATTAAAAGCTAATATATATATCGGTGCGGCAATGGTGGCGGGTGACGATTATGAAATACAATATAATTATGGTGGATTATTAGAATCAAGTGATAATTTCAAATATAAAGATGATACTTTGAGATTATATAAAAATATCTCAAGTACAACAGACACGACTAAGATAAATGGAGTTTTTCAGGTAGGAGAAAATTATGAATGGAATGGCAAAACGTTAAATATTCTTTTTGGAATTGATAACGTATTGATAGGAACAGGAGCTGGAACATCTATGTTAACTGGTAATTCTAACACATTTTTAGGAAAAAATGCTGGAAATTCAGAAACAACAGGAATTAGAAATGTTTATATAGGAGAGGCGGCTGGCGAAGATGCTGCAAATAAAGACAATAATACGTATGTGGGATATAGCGCAGGAGCTAATAATAATGGAGGGGATTTTAATACATTTTTAGGTGCAAATGCAGGATTAAACAGTTCTGGAGGCTATAATATATTTGTAGGTAATTCGGCAGGATCAAATGCAACAGGTTCAAACAAATTATACATTGAAAACTCAAACTCCGCAACTCCTTTAATTTATGGGGAATTTGATAATGATTATCTAAAAATAAATGCTGATAGTGTTGAAGTAACAGGGAATTTTACCAGTGACCCTATGCTTGCATGTTACGCTTTTAGGGACAGTTCTGTACTAATTAATTTAACCCAAAATGTTTGGCAAAGAATTACTAATTCAACTCATACATTATTTATATCGCAAGTTGCAGAAGATTTCACTAATGCGGGAGATACTATCGTTGCAAACGATAATTGCAGATATGCTTCTATATTTTATACCGTTTCAGCTACATTCGCAGATGCCGATACTCATAAATTAAGTGTATTAATTAATGGTGGCCCAACACGAGTTGATGGAAGTACTTTTGTGGGAAAGGGTACTACAACTACTATTACAGGAAAATGCATACAGCCTGTAAATACAGGTGATTATTTCGAATTACAAATTATAAACACGACAGATAATGATGATGTTACGGTGATATGCGGAGGAATGATGATAGTCAAGGAATTTTAAAAAAAAGATATGGGACAAGAAATTATTACAGGAGATAAAAAGACATATGCAATTCCTCAAGGAGTTGGAATTATTACATATGCATTTGATGAAATTCTATTAAAACCAGCATTATTTTCCTGTTTGACGACAGCAACAGGAAATGTAAATGTAGTTTATTGGGATGGTTCGACTGAAATCATCGCAGCTCAGGAATTAAACCTGAGAAACATGCTAATTAAACAAATAAAAACGGCAAGTACAACAACATTATTAGCAACTATTAGACTTGAAGTATAATGCATAATTTAAATTTAAATATTGTGGGACGAAGGAGATTGCAAGGCATTCCTTTTAGCTCTGATTTAAACTTTAGATCAATTGGTCGTAGTGGGATAATTATGGTTGATACTATTGCTGAAAATGACGCTGTCATTATTCCTAGCTGCGGATATTTTAATATTAGCAATTATATCATTCCAACGATAGCAAATTTCAGGATATTAGATACATCAGGATATATAGAAGCAAAATTCTATTTTGATGGTACCACAAATAGACATATGTTTTTTTCAACTGCGGATGAATCAACGACTACAGACTATTTTGCTTTTAGTGTCGTAAATAAATTTATATATTTAGAAGTAAGAGCATTAGGTGTAGTTAGTAATACATTGAAATATGAAACTCCATTAACCGAGGGGTGGTATACTATTAGATGGATGAGTAATGGAAGTGCTTATTTTTTATTAATTAATGGAGAATCTAAAGAATTTGCCACCACAGGCGAAAATAACGGGTTTTGGCTAGATAAAATAACAGGACGAGATAATATAGGAATTGGAGTGATGAAGTACACATCAATGCTAAGATCACCAAATTTAAAAATAGTTTATATAGATTATAACAATACTCATAAATGGATATTAACAGGAATTGGTAAATATGAATATGATGTAATCGGGACGTTGCACGTTTCATATACTGGAACTTCTCATTTAAAGTATGATGAAGAGTCTAATTTACATTTATTGGATAAAGGTTATTCTATTTATTCAAAAACAGGACAAGATGATGCATATGTACCATATACCGACGAAGGATTACCAAATGATGTAAGTGCATTTTTAGTGCCTGCTGGATATGAATTAAATTCTAATCATGAAGGATTAGAAAATTATCACAATTTAACACCAACTTATATAAATATTCCTTTATGGAATCGGTCAAACGAAACAATATTCAATGCAACAGCCAGGACAGGATTATATTTAATAACAAATCCTACATGGTGGCATGTATCTGAAATAAACAGAGATGTTATTTCATCATATTTAAATGAATCATATACTGGAACTTTATTTCCTAATTTAAACTTAGATTCAATTCATAATAGAAATTATATAAAAGAACTATTTTCGTATGATACAAATAAAACAGGAAGTGATTTAATAAAAGTTTTACTATATACTAATGATTATCAGTATGTATTTACTGAGCAATATGATGGATTATTTGATAACTCTGTATTAATATCTGATGAAGGAACTTACAAGATAAGGAATGCATTTAGCAGATATTCGTTTGCATATTATGGAACAGCTATAAGTATAAAAGCTAATCCAACCATCTATGCTAGTAGCCCACAATATTCTCATATTACAATTTTAATTGATGGTATTTTTTATAAAAAAATTGATATAATTGATACTGATTATATAATAACTAATTTACCATCAGGAAATAAAATAGTTACATTGATAGAAGGATTAATAACTAATTCGGGCACAATTGTAGGTACATTTATAACTTCAGTTTTAGAAGGTGTTAGTTATGTTAAACAAGATATAATATCATCAACTGAACGACTTGTATTTATAGGTGATAGTATAACTGTTGGAGATGTAACGGAAATTCCAGCTGTACAATCATTCCCCAATTTATTTAGTGTTGATAATGATAAGGTAGTTTCAACTTATGGATGGGGAGGTGCAAAAATTGAAACTTTTGCAGAAACACCTGAATTGATTGCTGATGCTGTATCTAAATTAGTTTCATTATTTTATGACTCTACGGATAAAAAACTAATTATTGCATTAGGAACTAATGATTATGGTATAGATTCAACTCCTGCTGCAATAATTGCCACATGGTACGGTAATTTATTAGATGCTATAAATGCAGCCGATGAAGATATTGTTGTTTATTGTTGTGCTCCACTGTATAGAAATGGAGAAACATCTTTATTAGAAGATTACAGAATTGCTATTTCTGGATTATGTGATACTAGAGATTATGCTGTTTATGCAAACATAAAAAATTCCGTAACTTATCCAACTAATTACCATTCGGATGGAGTCCATCCGATTACGGATGGACACGCTCAAATTAAATCTGCTTTATATGATATAATTTATTAAAGCACAAACTATGAAAGACTTAGAATTGATTAAAAGAGTAATATAATGTCGAAAGAAACAAAAATATTCGATTTCAAATTATGGAAAGCGATTATTATATTTGTGATAATTCAAATAATAACTGGATTCATAGTTAATCTTGGTAGTATTCGAATTGGATTAAAACAAATTGAAATAAATAAAAACGATATTGTTATTTTAGGCACATCGGTATTGGAATTACAATTTAATCAACAAAAAATAGCAAATGATGAGGAAATAATTTTACCCTATCAGTATACATTAACAAGAAACGAACCTTAACTCTCTTAGAATCGCATATTCAAAATGAATATGTACAATTATACACGAACAAAATCCTAAGCGAGTTAATAATTGATATAACAAACTAATATAGTGCAACTTATGAAGATTAATAAGATTTTTTATATTTTGATGATTGTGAGTTTACTTAAAGTACGTAACTCATTGATTATCAGTTCATGCAGAATAACACAAATATACATAAACTAAATGTAACAATTGCAGTAAAACATGTATAATGAAATCTTTTAATGAAATATATCAAGAACTAAAAACAAAATATCCTGATATTTCGGCAAGAGAATTAATGATAAGGGTAAGAGAAAAATATATATTTGAAAATAAAGAAAATGACATTATCAGATCATCAATTTGAATTTGCAAAAGACTTTAATATATTACTTGATTTTATAATAAGGGTAAAAAAATTAAAGGTAACAATCAAAGAGGTTTTAAGACCTCAGGAAATGCAAAATTTGTATTTTGAGCAAGGATTAAGTAAAGTAAAAGAATCAAATCACCTATATGGATGTGCAGTTGATTTGATAATATTTATCAACAAAAAACCTTGCTATGAAAAAAATGAATTGGAAGAGATCGGAATATTTTGGGAAAATTTAAATAAATTAAATAGATGGGGCGGACATTTCAAAAACTTTTTAGATACGCCGCATTTTGAGCGCAATATAGTATAAATTAAAATTATGAAATTATGAAAACAAAATTATTTGAAGAATCACCGGGCGTCTTAAGCTCTACTCGTGTGAAAACATTTATTGCAGCAATTGCAGGAATATTCATTGCTATAATGTCAGTATTTGTAAAAGATGTCACTTTAGGTGATGCATTGCCGATGGTTATTGTATTGCTTGCATATTCTTTTGGGGAAAAGATATTCTCAAAATTTGCAGAATTAAAGAAATGAAAAAAATTATAATATTCGTATTGATAGCATTTATTATAGGTTTCATTTCTGGTGCTTATTTTTATGCCAAAATTTTAGATAAACCTGAAATTGTTAATAATAATAAAATTAAACTAAAGCGAAATAAAACAGTAAATATTGAAGATTTGAACTAAATTAAAACGGATATAATGGCGTTTTTTCTATTAATATCTTATCATCAAATCTTACTATTAATTTTTTTAATTGCTTAATTGAATATCTTTTTGATTCAATAATATAATGAATCATACACATATGATATTTTGGTTTTATTTCTTTTAAATCATACGATCTTTTACCTATCATGCAAGGCAATTGATATATTTTTTTATTTGAAACAACTATATTTTTAAATCCAATAAGTCTGTGAGTAGTAATTAAATATTTTAATTGTAAACTATCTCTCTCAAATTCAATTACTTTCATAATTCAATTACAAATTAAATGGTATATACAACATAGTTATGTGTAATTTTGCCTCAACCATCGCAACTTTTACAACACCACAAACTTTACAGTATTATGGTATAAAGTTGCTCGGTTTTAATCGGCAAAACTAAAGCCGAAATTCGCACAATCCATTCCCACCACATAACAATGCATCAAACACCATACTTATCCTTTCATTTAATTAACATCTTACGTTATTAATCTAAAATAAAAAGCCCCACGCTCATTACGTTTGTTCCAAACGTTTAATAATTATTACTTTCCTATTAATTTTTCAATATCCCTATTACTCATATTGGAGTAAACATCCTGTATTTCTCTATCACATATTTCGCAATAAATAATAGGTTCTGCCAAGTAACCATGTTTCCATATGTGTTGACATTCTTTCTCAATTCTGGAAATCTGATTATTGATTTCTAATCTTTGTTCTTTTAATTTCTTTAATTCTTTTTTAATTTCTTCGTCTTTCATGTTTTTATTTTTATCGGTTACAAAATACACCACATTTTGTGGCATCGTTAATTATTGGATAAATATCATCTGGTTTAAATAACATATTAGAAACATTTTCTTTTATTTGTTTCATCGTAATATTTTGTTTTATACTAAAATACTCCTTTCTAATGTCTTGAATCTCTTCTTCCAAAAGTTGTACTATATTAAACTCTTTTGGGTTCAATAATGCCATTGCTTCATATTCTTTTATACTTTTATAGTAACAGCCTACGCAACCGCCACGCCTCATATAAGCAGGAAATTCAGGATATAAATCAACTTTCTTTAATATTGCTATGCAAGCCTGTCTAGTTAAATTATTATCGGCTAAAGGGTAGCTATATTTAACAAACTTTTTATTTCCGTGGTTTCCAGTTCTTTGTTCTATTTCATCAGCATTTAAACCAATCATTAATTCAACGCCATCGGCTTTAAATTGCTCTAGGTATTTATCAATAGGTTCAATTTTAAACATCCTAGTGCAATATCTAGCTTGGAAACTTGGATAAAACTTTGCTTCTTTTATGTAGTCAATTAAACTTCCATGCTTTTCGTTTTGTATTCTATGTATTTTAAAATCTGATCTATGAAAGTTTTTAACCCAATGTTCAACCAAATCAATTCTTTTATAAATTTCTTCATGTTCAAAACCAGTATCGCAAAATATAGCATCTGCTTTATTTCCAAACAAAACACACATCGTTGAGCTTTCAACGCCACCACTAAAACTTATAAATTGTTTCATATTTTAATTTTAAACGATAAATAATCACCTAACACCCCACCTATTATATAAAATGCAGTTACTATATAATTTCCTTCTATTAATGAAGAAACTCCTAAATATGTAGCTACTAACCAAGATGTTTTTACTAAAAACCCAGTTATCACGCTTAATTTTACATTTTCTTTAGATACGTATCTTGTGTTAAGGTTTCTTACGAATCCGAAAATCAACTGGCTTAAAAAAACTATAATAACTTTTCCCACGCTTCGCTTTTTATTTTTGTTTTTCAATTTATCTTTTATACTAAACTGTGCGTACGTTGTTTATGCTTACCGTTGTTAGCGTTCATGCAAAAGAAACGACCGTGCATCTTGCAACTTTTGAATAAATAAATCATAATCATCTATATTCCTAAATGTAAACATAGCGCAAATTTGTTCGTCTATCCATTCGTCATCTATATCCTGAGCGTGGGTATAATCATTTACGCATTCTACTCGAACTACTGGTTTATTATCCATTCCAGATATAAATTGGTTAATGCCGATTTTATAGCATCCTTTTTTTATTTGAAAAAAGTCAGGTTTCATTTGTTTAATATTTTAATTGCCTCATCTAAAAATTGCTCAAAATGTTCTTTTGTAGTTAAACTACATAGGTCATGTTCAAATATAGTGTTCATTGTAGAGTAATCAATTTCAAAACCAAAATGATTATGCTTTACGGTTATTCTATACTTTTCGTCAACTTTAACCAATTCATCCAAACAATCTTCGTTTTGAAAATTCAAGTAAATTGGATAATCTAATTCAGATTGATAATTGGTCGCGATTGTTTTTCTAACTATTACTTTTGACATATGTTTAATAATGCACGAAACGCTAACACATGGTATAAAAAATTGCGGGTGCGTAGCAATCCGTAGGTTTGTAATTCTAATTTAATTTTGTTGTAGGCTGAAAAGTTCTACCATTAAATCCGCAACTTTTCATACCATAATTCGTTAGGAGTCATTGCCTATCCTTCTCTAACTATTCCACATTCACATTCATAAGCTGCAATCTTCATCGTTTTTTTACAATTTTTACATATAGGCAACGAAACTCCTAACAACGCTTCAAATGGAATTTGCTCACTCGTTTGTTTCTTTTTGCTAACACGCCCTTCCCAGTTTGGTAATAATTCATTTAATTTTTTATAAACAGCAATTCTCCTGTTATAACCAGATTCGAAGTTATCAAAAATTGATTCTAATTCAATATAAATATCATCTACTGTTATTAACTTACTTTTTCCCATCGCTCGTAAATTATTGGTTAATATTCTCGTTTAAATCTTTCCTGTATTTGTTGGCAAACTCCACTTAAGCTAACCGTTAAAGGTAATTGTTTCACGCTAAAAACCTTCCTATTTAAAATTGTCAAGTAAATGGTGCCAAATACATGACATTAAATTTATTGCTATTTAGGTAGTGTAACTACTCTAATCATGATAATTTTAAACCTTCCTTTTTGCCTACACACGAAAAGGCTAAACAACAATTACCTTTAACATCGCAGGTTATATGCCTTCCGCACATGTCTTATGACTGTATCTGAAACGTTCTTTTCAAACCACTAACAACTACCATTAACTAAGTTATCATAAGACATAAATTCCACAACTCAGAATCTATAAAAAATAAAAGCTTACGCTCCGCTATTTATTAGATTCAATAGCATTTTTAACATGTGCATTTATAAAGTCTGCAAAGTCTTTAGCTTCCTGAAGCGTCATACTAAAATTAACTTTATATCTATTCTTAATAGTAATGCACATTTCATCATCTTCATCTGGACATCTTGCTATTATATGAGTATTTCCGTTATTAATCTTCATCTCTGTAAATAATTTTTGTTCCATCGCTTTTTTATTTTTTAGTTTATACTAAATTTATAATTATATTCAATTTGTTACTTTATCTTTTATCAATCAATGTTGTAGAATTTACATCTCATATAACCTGCGATGTTAGAGTTAATGATACGCCCATCCTAAATTGGGCTTCGCCCGCTTCCTCGCCCTCCACACAAAAACCCTAATATCATTAACTCTAATGTTTTGGAGAATACTCCTTCACGCCTTAAAAACTTGCGTTCTAATAAAGGTTTTTACCAAATATCACAACCTCTAACTAAAGAATCAAGGGCAAGTTTTTAAGCTGCATTTAATAGAGAATAAATATTATTCAGATACTAAGCAGATTTAACTAGCTTCAAACTTTCTTCGCCAAAACCCGAGAAAGAATTAAAATTATAGCAAGTATCAGGTTTAACAAATGCTTTCTGATATAATTCCATGCCCTTGCTACCAAGTACATATAGTGGAGTGCCGTCACAGTCTCTAACGCAACCAATTACGTAAAGTCTCATTCCTCCGTACTCACAATCTTCATCCCAAGCTATAATTTCAATTAGATCATCAATCTTGTACTTATGTACTTTAGCATTATTTTCTTCTCTGTAAGTTTTTCCCGTTTTCGGGTTTTCTAAATCTGCAATGTTTATCAAATTCATAATATTTATTTTTAGTTTAACAATAAATTTCATCTCTAATACAGCTTAAAAACCATCCCTTATTCTCCAAAACATTAGGTGCAATAAAATAAAAAAATCCCACCGCACCTTGGTTTTTGCAAAACCATTTGATTAACGTACATAGCTAACAAATTCAGCACCCCTATCGCAAAAATCTTTTACCATAGAACAAACTAAGCCAAAAGACATTCCAGAGTGTCCTTGGTCTTCTATAAGTGGTTTTACTTTTTCAAGTTCAGCACCTTTATTTAATTGCTCAACTATTTCAAGGCAGTTTCCTAATTCCATTCCTCGATACAAATCACCAAGTCTAATTGGAACGCATTTAGCCCAAGTCTTATGGTGTTTCTTGTCGAGTATTTTATTTCCTTTTTCTATCCATTCAATAGTTAACTGTGGTATTGCTTCTTTATGCTCTTTCTTTTGGCGTTCATATTCTGCATTTTCCAATCTTCTAGCTTCATCAAATTCAGCCTTTGTGCTTCCTGTTACTTTTTTGTAAGCGGAATCCATATCATCAATATCGGAGTATAATATTTGTCCGTTAAATGTTCCACAAACCAAATCTTTATGGCTTTTCAATTCTTTTACAGCAGATTCGATGTTTCCAAATCCAAATTCAATTTCTCTATAATTCTTTTTCATTTTTGTATATATTTAAGTTAAAAATTGCCTTCCCTATTTTTTTATTTTACAGACACCTAACACGCAATATATGGCATAGAAAAAACGCCACATATTGCCATCCGTTAAGATCAATCGCTTGCGCTCCTTCGCTGTTCGCTGTCGCTCACCCTTCCTTTCTCCCCTGTATTTAATTTTGATAATTCAGCTTCATATTCTTTAATCATCAATTTACAGCCAGCGGCTTTTTTAAGTAATTCCTTAAATATTAATTCATCTTCTTTTTCAAACATTTCTGCAACTATTAACAAGGCTGCAAATTTTTCTTTGTATTCATCATTTAATGCTTCTAATAATGTTTTCATAATTATCAAATTTAAATTCCAAAACCGATTGATCTTAATGTTGAATAAAATATGCCTTCGCACTATTTCCTACTTAGTTATCTGTAAATTAGTGCTTTTACAAGCGACAAATCTTAACTAAAAATCATAGGAAATAAAATTAAGAACTCTCTTTGATTTCATTAATTGATAATTGGTTATGCATGCTTTCCGCCTTTAAGTACAGATCAAGTCTTTCTGCAGGTATTTCAAATATCTTAAATCCGTCAATCGAGGGTAACCATATATAACCAACTTGTTCGATTACGTTAGATTTCATTTTATTATAGAAATCAATTAATTCTTTTTTTGTAATTTTTTTCTTTTCTACATTTTCCATAATTCATCTGTTATTTAGTTAATGTTCTTAATTTTCCATCCCATATTTTATTCAACATTATAAACCATACTTAGCTAGTAATTTCTGTTAATTGACCACCACAAAGTCCGCTAGTTCTATGCGTTACTGGTGCAGTGCAGCATCCTGCATTTACAATTCCACTTACAGGTATATAAACAGTACCACATCTATCACATTTGTATGTACGGTTTATAACAATAGGTAATACAGCATTTTCTCCACCGCAATTACTTAAATATTCTTCAACCATATCAACTTTTGCACTTTCTTTAAACTGAATAAAGCCTTTATCTTGTAACCATTCTAAACATTCAATTAGTTCGTATTTGTCAATCATAATATATTATTTTAAGTTTGTATTAATTAATTAAAACGCTCAAACGCTGCATACCTTAGCCGTTAGGCGTAATTGCGAGCATACTTATAGTTGCTTGGGTGCGTTTCTGTTAGTATAGTGCATCCACAATCACATCTGTCTTTTGGTGCTATCCATATATTTTTACAGTTATTACAAATCAATACCTTTTGTTCTTTTTCAGAAGCAACTACGCCTAACAATGCGTCATACTCTTCTACCTTATGCCAAAGTTCACTTATCCAATCAAAGTCAGGTTTCTTTTTATAGTGTTTAGCCCCTTCAAAAATTGGTGTCCATTTACTATCTGCACCCTTGTAGTAATATTTTACGCCATTATCAATTTGTGTAATAACGTACATACGCCTAACAAAAAATATATCAAATGCCTTTCGTATTCTTTGGGTAAATCTTTTCATAATTCTAATCTTTAGTGTTTTTAATTAAAGTCTGTGATGGCACTTGCCATATTTAAACCGTTGTACGCAGTAATTTTTATTGCGTTTGTGGTTCATTTGGACATCCGTGATTTACATTTGTAAGGCACATATATCTTTCAGTACTACTTCTAACACCCCTTGCTCCTTGTACTGTGCAGTTGTGTGGATGAAAGCACTTATAGTTTTTACAATTCTTTGTATCAGATACCCATACATCCCTGTATTTTCCGTATAATTTCATTCTAATTGTTCCACTACTCATACCGTAATTCCCGTAGCCTTTCAGCATCTTTTAACCATCTTTCATTTTGTTTTAGCATTACATTACGCCAAATTAATATCATTTTTGCATATAAAAAGGCTACTATTATTGCCGCAATTATCACTATTATTCCTAATTCTATCGGTATCATAATTTTATTTTTAGTTTAAATGTTTAAAATAATGCTTTTCAGATGTTAATTTGTACATATGATTATATGTAGTTTTATAGAAATCTGATAACTCTTTTATACTTATTCCCATTTCTTTTAATTCTCTCATTCGTTTTACCATTTTATCAGTAAATCGGGCCCGGGGATGATTTTCTCCCACGTTATGACTTTTATGTTTCATTTCACAAAAAAACGTTATTTACTTGATATAAAAAAATGCTATTAAACATGAAACAAAGATATAAATAAGTTTTGATATATCAAAAACAATTACTTACTTTGCGATATAATAATTAATAAATCGTAATTATGAAAACTGAACACATAAAAATGGAAAAATTATTTATCATAATAGTAATTATTGGAGCAGTATTGATTATTGCATCCATATTAGGAGTTTGTTTTTTTGTCGGAAATAATATTAAAAAGAATAAGAAAGAAGAATTAAGTATGAATCCAAATGATATTAATGATTATTATTTCAAATATGGATATTTGAAATCAAAAAATGACACAAATCAAATTATGATTGGATTTAGACCTGCGAAAAATATTCAGGGAGGAAAGCCGTTTTGAAATGATTCGTCACATAATCACTCGTAATAATATATCTGTTGATTACAAAATTAAATAAATCACTATGAAAAAAATAAAGCTAAAAGTATTCTATTCTAAAATTATAGAATGTGAATCTGATGATGTTGTAAAAACAGTATTGTCACAACAGCCCGAAAATTGCACTTATGAATATGTTGAAGATATTGAAGAAGTCGAAACCGATTTATTCGAAGAAATGAAAATTTTTAACCCCAATAAATTATAAATATTATGGAAATTTATAAAAAAATTCTTGCAGCAAAACAGCATATCAGTATGACTGATATGAAAAAAGAGGGATGGAATGATTATTCTAAATATAAATATTTCACCCCAGATCAGATAAATAAGTTAGTGTTTCTTGCTTGTCAAGATGCAAATTTATTAACTTTATTCAGTCTAAAAAGAAATGAATTTGGAGAATATGGCGAATTAGTTATTATTGATTTAGAAACTGACGAAAAGGAAACAATAACAATGGCTACTGCTATTCCTTCAATAACCGCCACAAATGCAGCTCAACAACTAGGTGGTTGTGTTACTTATACTGAGAGATATTTGAAAATGACAACTTTCGGAATTAGTGATAATACATTAGACCCTGACAATGTAGATAATGCAAAGAAACCTAATGCTTCATCTAATGAAGTTAATGAAAAAAAATGGTTAAACAAAAATACTAAAGATTGGACTAATGCAGTAGCTAAATTAAAAGCCAAAACAATAAAAATGGAAGATATTGAAAAGGTATATAAAATGAGAAAAGATTTTAAAGACGAATTAATAAAGCAATCATCATGAATGTAATGTCAGTAATCAGATTATTACCAGAATCAAATGATCAAGTATCGAAATTTTCAAATGAATTAAAAGATACTTTAGATTCTGGTGATGTAAATCCTTTAGATATATTATTATGTATCAAGGGATTTGAAAAAATGGTTAAAAATATTAAAGAATACTTGAATCAATTAGCAGTTGATGAACTTAGCAAATATTCAGAAAAAGACATTGAATATAAAACTGCTAAATTAAGTGTAGTAGAAGCAGGAGTAAAATATGATTATTCAAATTGTAATGATTTTGAAATTGCAAAATATGCTATAAGTACATTAGAATTAAAAGCAAAAATAGAATCACGCCAAAATTTTTTAAAAGGAATTAAAGGATCGGTAAATATAATTAATGAAGAAACCGGAGAGATTATTGAAATATTTCAGCCAATAAGAACGAGTACGACAACGGCAAAAGTGACATTGAAATAATGAAAAAAGATAATTTATTAATCAAGGAAAATGGGCAACTTCTGGCTTATGAAGAAGAAGATAAAAAAGTATTAGAAAAACTTCTGGAGGGGGAATTTGTTTCATTTCAAACTTATGATGCAAGAAGCCTGTTATATCATAGACGATTTTTTAAATTACTTTCTAAAGTTTTGGAACATATTCCGGAGCGAATTATGACTTATACTGACAAAGAAACTGGATTAATAAGCGATCGTTATACTTCGATCGATACTCTTTTGATTGAATTGAAATTACAATTAGGATATTATGATTTGCATATTTCTTTAGGAGGTAAGGAGATTTACGTGCCGCGATCAATTGATTTTAAGAATATGAGCCAAATTAAATTCCAGTCATTTGTAAAAAATGCACAGCCGGTTATTTTGAAACGATTTTTACCGGATATTACGCCTGAAATTTTCGATAAGGAGTTTTTAAATTTGATGTTTGATTAATTGAACAAACTAACAAAACATACCAAGGAGATTATGAACAATTTGCTGCTGATTCATTTCATGCGGGATGGCAAGCAGCTAATGAAAGTGAAGGCAAATGCAATATATGCAGTGTTAGCGTTGCGAAGCGAACGTTTTGCGGACAGCGATATGGAAAGTACTTTTACGGATTTAAAAACTAAAAATATTATGACAGAACAAGAAGCATTAAACAACCCCGAAATGAAAACAATAATGTTGTTAAGTGGGTATGTACGAGAATTAAGGGAAGGTGCAGATTATGAAACTACAACTTACAAATTAGCAGAAACGCTAGTAAAAGTATTTTCTATATCGCATGTTAGCCAACAACGTGAACTGTTGGCTGATTTCTACGAACATTTAGAACAGATAGACAAACCTTTAAGACATGGCAATGGCTACAAAGAAGCTAAAGCTTTTTTATCAGCCAATTGTGGCTAACGGTCGGTTGTATGGCAGGTTGCCGACTTAAAAGCACTAACCTGTCAATTTAGTAGTAATTTAATTAAAAGTAGAAATGATGAATAAACAACAAACTCGGCAATCGGCTATACAACTTGTTAGCGGTAGTGCTTTCACTGGCACTTACAAATGCGACAGTTGTGAATTTGAGGGGCAGATTGCTAAATGTATGGAAGATTGGGAAACAGGCGAGTATTTCCATTATTCTTCAAGCGATGATACTCTTGAATGCCCTAATTGTGGCAATACACAGCATTACTGCTAACATGAAAATAAATATACCCCCCAAATTAATCTATAGTATAATCATAGATTATTTAGATTTTGTTTATGATCGAAAAAAGATAAATTATGAGCGAATTGTTATTTATGAAAATTACAAAATCCTGATTCCTTTTGAAATAGTTGATGATTTTATATGCTGTGAAACTGAATGGATTGCAGCATATTTTGAAGAAATGTTAATTGAAATAGAGATTGAAAACTTTAATCCTGAGATTTTGCAGCAATTATTCAATAAATTTCTTCTTGAATTTGAGCAAAAAAATCAGGAGTCGGATGATAGATTGAATATTATTAACGATTATAAAAGTCATATGTAATGAAACGAGCCTTAACCCTCTTACAATTGCATATTTGAAATGAATACATACAATTATACACAAAAGTAATTCTAAGCGAGTTAAACATAGATATAACAAACTGATATAATGCAACTTATGAAGATTGATGATATTTTTTGTTGTTTCAGAATATTGAATTTATTAAAGATACGCAACTCTCTGATTATCAGTTCATGCAGAATAACACAAATATACATAAACTAATTGTAACAATTGTAGTAAAATGAAAAGAACATACAACAAGATAATAAAAATTATCAAACAAAAAGGAGAGTTTATTGTTGAATTAAACACGATTGTATTAGACCTCGAAAATGGCGTTTTAATGCATCATATTTTAACCGGCGATCTAAAAGTACAACAATGTATCAAATGCGATCTTTGTGATCTCTTAAGCGGAGAAACGGGGTTTTTAAACCCTCAAAAGACATATTACAAAAACTTTGACACTCCTTATTGTTTGAAACCTGATTTAAAGAAATTGCTAACTGAAATAAAAAAATGAATACTCAGGTAATAACCAGCAGAGCAGCATAGATTAGAGATACACAAATCACAAAAAAGATTATTCTAATGAAACAATTTGACATAGCAAGATTAAGCGATTTAAGCCCTGGAGACAGATTTTATTTTCCGAACAATAAATCTAAGGTTTACACCTTCGTAAATCAATTTTCAGAAGGTTATAAGATCAAGTATTCATATTGCGATAATTCTGCACATGATACTTTTGATAATAAACGAGTAATATTTTTAAGGCACAAAAAAATAAATTAAAATAGCAAGATATGAAAACACTTCTTATAATATTAGCATTTTTAGGAATTACATTTGCGATTATCATAACAATTAAAAGATATATATCATATAAAAAACTTAAGCAAAAATCAAAGAAAAGAGCTGAGAAGTTTAATAAAATGCTCGGTGAAAAACAGGATTTGAACAAATATAATTTTCAATATTAAAATAACAAAAATATTGCCAATTAAAAAAATAATACTATCTTAGCAAAGAATTTTAGTGAGTGATTTTCATGAACATTTAGGATTTAGTGCCCGGAAGAAATTCCGGGTTATCTTGAACTTCAAAGTAACATTGTAAAATGGAATTAATAAAATATAATGAAAAGCTTTTGATTTGGTTATATCGAGAAAACAAAACAATGAAATGGCTTGCTGATAAATTAAATCAAACCAGACAGGGTATTAGCCAAAAGATAAAAGAGAATAATTTTAATAGCTTTGATAGATCCAGAATTGCAGAATTAGGATTTAAAGGCTAATTTTTTTTGAATTAACATTAACATTGTAAAGTAAATGGATTATAAAGAACAATTAAAGCATCCTAAATGGCAAAAGAAGCGATTAGAAATAATGGAACGTGACGGATTTCAATGTCAATGCTGTTATAGCAAAGAAGAAACATTAGCTGTTCATCATAAAAAGTATATCAAAGGTAATATGCCGTGGGAATATCATAGTGACTTATTAATTACTTTGTGTAATGAATGTCATTGTATGATACACGAAGAACAAAAAAATGAAAATGAATTATTATATAATTTTATGAAAGAAAAATTGACGTATACTGATTATTTTTTGATAGGCAAAAAAATTGCCGATATATTTACCAAAGAAGGGTATCTTAGTGGATATAAAAATATATTAAAAAGGCTAACATCTCAATATTTTGAAAATAGATAATATTATATAATGGACGGGTGGATTTCTCTACATAGAAAATTTTTAAATTGGGAGTGGTATGATGATATAAATACAAAATCTTTATTTATACATTGTTTATTAAAAGCTAATCATATCAAAAAAATATGGAGGGGTATAAAAATAGATTCAGGTCAATTTTTTACATCAACAGGACATTTATCAAATGAATTAAACCTAACAATTAAACAAGTACGAATATCTATTGATAAATTAAAAAGTACTGGTGAAATAATAACTAAAGGGGCAAACAACGGGACTATGATAAGTGTTTGTAATTATGAGAGTTATCAAGATATTACAAAACTAAAGGGCAAGCGAGGGGCAAGCGAGGGGCAAGCGAGGGGCAAGCGAGGGGCAATAACTAATAAAGATAATAAAGATAATAAAGATAATAAAGGAAAATTATATTTAACTTTATTAGATTTTGAAGAAATGAGAAATAAATTAAAAAAGCCACTTACAGAAAGAGCTAAAGAATTACTAATTATAAACTTAAATAAATTATCAAGTAATGAAAAAACTCAGATATTAATATTAGAACAATCAATTATAAATAGTTGGCAAGGAGTTTTCCCTTTAAACGAAAATAATAATAAAATAGATAGACAAAAACAACTTGAAGAACAGGCAAAAAGAACCGAAGCAAAATTTAAAAATCAATGACAAACGATAATTTCATAGATTATAGCAAAATTTCACCTCAAGCATTAGATGTTGAGGAAACGTTGCTAGGAGCTTTAATGTTAGAATCAGATTGTTTTTATGAAGTTTCCAATATATTGAAATCTGAAATGTTTTATAAAGATTCTCATCAAAAAATATACAATGCAATATATGAATTATCAGATGATTTCAAACCGATTGATGTTTTAACCGTAACCGAACATTTAAGAAAATTAGACCAATTAGATCAAGTTGGTGGCGTTTTTTATATTACAAATTTAATAAGTAAAATTTCTTCTGCTGCAAATATTGAAGAGTACGCTTTAATAATTAATCAAAAATATTTAGCCCGGGAAGGGATTAGGATATCATCAGAAATAAATGGTAAATGCTATGATGATTCGATAGATATTAGTGATGTATTAGATTATGCATATCAATGTTTTGATAAAATTAATGATTCTACTTTACATGGAAGAACTAGAACATTTGCAGAAAATATTCAAAATTCATTAGATAAATATGAGAAAAGGGTTGTTGACAAAGAAAAAGGATTACAAGCATACATTACTACCGGAATAGGAAAATTGAATAAAATACTTATTGGATGGAAACCCGGAGATTTAACAATATTAGCAGCTCGACCATCAGTAGGTAAAACAGCTTTGGTTTTAAATTTTGCAAAGTCAGCAGCTAATTATAACGTACCTATTGATATATTTAGTTTAGAAATGATTTCTCAACAGATTACCGATAGAATGATTTTAGGTGAAACAAATATAAATCCTACAATGTATCAATCAGGTTATAAAGTTGATTGGAATCAACTTGAAAAAGCAACCGCAAAAATACAAACTTATCCTATTTCAATTAATGATGAAATGGATATTTCTATAAATTACATCAGATCAATAGTTCGAAAAAAGTATAAGCAAAAAAAACTAGGATTAGTTATAATAGATTATCTTCAACTAATGGAAGGCATTGATAAATCAAATAAAAATAATGAAGTTGGCAGTATAACAAGGAACTTAAAAAAACTATGTGTTAAATATGAATTTCCTATTATTGTTTTATCTCAACTAAGTCGAGAATATGAAAAAAGAGGGTCTAAAAAACACAAATTGAGTGATCTCAGAGATTCAGGAAATATTGAGCAGGATGCCGATAATGTTATTTTTTTAACACGTGAACGTTACGATAATGAAGATAATGAACTTGATTACACCAATGAAGAAAACAGAAAGGTATTTATTGATGTGGCTAAACATCGTAACGGTGCATTAGGAGTTATTCAGATTTATTGCAATGAATATGTTAATAATTTTTATGAAAAAACTGATCATATAGAATCGATAAATGATTACATTGAACGAAAATCTAAATTTTAAAATTAAATATTATGACTTATTCAAATCAATTTCCGGTACAGGATAAAATTAAAAAAGAGCCTATTTCAATAAATCAAAGAGCCAATATAATTTGGTCAGGTTTAAAAGAGAATCTTCCAGAGTTATACAACCAAATAATGAAAAATACAAAAAAGGATTAATAAAGTAAACAATGATAAAAAGAGAGTTAATTAAATCTAAATATAATGGTTTGTGTGGTTATTCCGGCACAAAACTTGAAGATGATTGGCAAATAGAACATATAAAACCTCGTATTGCTTTTGAAATTGGTTATGAAAAAGGAAATCCGGATGATATTGAAAATTTAATACCAGTACAAAAAATAATAAATCATTATAAAAGAGGGTTACCATTAGATAAATTTAGAACTTGGTTTTTAGGTGGCTTGCATTTACGCTTAAAAAAGTTACCTAAAAATCCAAAAAATCCAAAATCAATTAAAAGAAAAACTTATTTATTAAAAGTTGCTTCTTATTTTGGAATAACCGAATCAAAACCATTTAACGGTCAATTTTATTTTGAAACCATAATCAAATAATGAAAGGCAAAAGATAATGAAATTAAAAAATGATAGTTGTAAAGATTGTGGAAAAAGCAGATCTGAAATGAAAGAACTTCCGTGGACTAGAAAGTTAAATGACGGAAGCTGGGGTATTCAATGCAGAAAATGCAGAATCACAGAAGTTGAAAATAAAATTAATGAATTTCAAGAAAAAGAAATTGATACCGAATATTGCGATAATATAATCTGTCCTCATTGCGGAAATGAACATGAAAGCGATTGTGAAAATCCAATATTTTATAATGATGGGGAATACGTTTTTCAATGTGGATATTGTGATAATGAATTTAATGTCATTACAGATATATCATTTTCATATACAACTGAAATTATTAAATAATGAAAGGAAAAAGATCATGAAAGGAACAGAATTTTACGGTATGATAAATGATGAAATCAACAAACTTAATGATGAGAAAAATAGTTTAATTGATGTCTATGAAAAATATTTAATAAACAAAGGCATTAGCTCTTTATTAAGATTGAGAAAAGAATTTTTTCCGTTTATAGAATGCGAAAATGAAAGGTAAAAGATAAGATATGAATCAATTAATCGAAACTAAAAAAGATTTTACATCAAAGCAAAATGAATTGCTTTATGATTTAATTCGAAAGTATGGTGGTGATGATAAGATTGAGTTTAAAAGAGAGTTGAAATCATTTCTATTATATGACAGATTGATATTTAAAAACCGAATTTTTGATAAACTTAAAGAAATATTATGAAATTCAAAAAACTTCAAGAAAACGCAGAATATCATCTTTTAAGAGACGAACTGCATTTGGCAAGGCAATATTATGTTCAGATGCTAGGATTAAAACATCTGGGCAAAAATCAGCGCAAAACGGCAAATGATAATATTGATGATATTAATGAAAAATTAAGGAATGAAAAAATATAATTATAAATTATTAATTCTATTCGCCTGGTATTTATTTGTAAATAGTTCGAGGCCATCCGATAAATGGATAGTATTTTTTGAAAATGAAAAATCAATTCATACTTGCAAGCGTGAAGATTATCTGAAAATTATGGAAATGATTGAAGTTCATGAACGCAAAGAAAATTATAAAAATTATCTTAAATGGGAGTTTGAAGAAAAGTTTCTGACCAAAGTAGAATGATTATAAATAACAACAATTGTAATAAAAAGATGAAGAAAAGTGTTAAAAAGCTTGCATAATTGTAACAATTGTTGTATATTTACGTATAATTAGATAGAAACAAACAGATAATGAAAACAGAAACTAAAATATTAATCGGAGGGCAGGCACTAAGAATCTTAGGATCAACAAGAGCTACAAACGATATTGATTATTTGATAAATATTGATTCCAAAGAGGCTTTTTTGCACGAAGAAAATGTTGATTATTTGAATGCAAAAAGGAATAAATTTTTCGCTGAAATTTTCAAAGCTGAAAAGGGCAATCAAATAGCAAGTCCTCAGTCATTATTAGAACTAAAAGCTTACGCATTTGTTCAACATTTGCAAAATTACAACTTTCAAAAAGCAGACGATGCTGAATATGATATGAAATTTTTGGTTAGAAAATTCAATTTGACAATTAATATAGTTCGCAATTACGTAAGTTCAGGCGAATTAAGTGAAATTATGAAAGTGATAAACTCAACTAAAATCTAAAGTCATGAAAACTCAAAAAATCAAAATCACAAAAGAAGAAATGCAAAAAGCAAAAGAAAATAAAAACATTGACTTTTTGTATGAATTATATGAATTACCTGGAATGCACGGCGGACTTGATCATGTTGAATTCAATGAAACTTCAATTGAAGTATTTGATCGAGGTATGAGTAACGGAAATACAGTATTTGACAATTCATTCATTTTAATCTACGATCATGAAAACAAACAGCATTAATTAAAACTTACGATTATGACAAACGCAGAAATTAATTTACAGGAAGTTCTCAGAAAAAGAGAATCTGGCGAACTAAATGCTTGGGAAATCAATTTTGTTAGTCAATTTGAAAATTATACTAAAAAAGACCTTAGAAAATTGAGTTCAAAACAATTTTTAACCTTAAGAAAAATTGCTAATAAAAAATAATCCATTTTGGAATTTTCGGGGGTTCGATTCCCTCGATGGATTCAACATTAACAAAAATCTATAATCATGAAAATATACATCGGAAAAACTCATGAAACATTTGAATCAGCGTTAAGCTCAGCATGCTTTAAATGGTATTATTGCAAATCAATTGAATGTGTTTGTAATGATGTGTATAATGTTTATTTTCGTTCAACAGAATGTAAATCTACTGTTACTATTCAGATTTTTTATGCGAAAATTAAAGATAGAGATGATTTGACATTTCAATTTGTATTAAATACAAAACAAGGAACATTTTATATTTACGAAACTAAAATATAAATCAACTAAAACTTGACAACTATGAAAACGTACAAAATTGGAACTTACAAAAACGGTCAACAAATTGCAAAAGAAGTATTTGCAAATGAAAATTTAAAAGAAGTCGAAATTGAATTTAAAAGAATGTTTGAAGCAATTGATTTCTGTCCGGAAGGTACGGATAATCAAGCTGAAAATTCCTGCGAAGCATGGAATCGGAAGCGATTTTCAGAAGATATTAATAATGTAGCCGTATTTGAATGTGATGGTGATGATTCATTGCGTACAAATTGTAATTGGAAACCTTCAAATATTATGAGATAGTTAATTAAAACAAAACCAAAACCTCCTGCTGAGATAAACAAGGGGTTTTGGTAGTGAAACTAAAAATAAACAATTATGAATAATTTAATTAATTGGTCTGAGGTAAGCAGGATTCTTTGTGGCATTCGAACAACTATCACAGAAAATTATTCGGGAATAAAATATCAAGAAAAATGCATTCGAATAAAGAATGTCGAAAAGGCATTAAGAACTTATCTTGAAACGAAAATAAAATATAGTCAACAAAATATCAAAAAATATAAGTCTTATAAAATAAGACTTGATTATCTTTCAAGCGGAAAGCCAAACAGCATTATCGGCAAAATTAAAGAGGATAAAAAAAACAGAATCCTTTTTAAAATAAATACCGGGGATTATATTTATATTGCATATAGGGACATTAAAATGATCGAAATAGTAAAAAGTTTCGATCATTACATAAAAATAATAAAAAAAAATATGCAAAAGGGAAAATTTCAAAAATCATTGAATAAACTTGATTTAATAACCAATAAATTCAATCTTGATTTTCAAATTAAGGAATTAGAAAGGTTAAGAAATGATTGCATCAATAACCTTTGGAATCAAGAAGGATTAAAAAAGGCAATCCAGGAGGAAGATGTAATAAATTTAAGAGAAACTTTAAAAACTATAACTGATGGAAAAAAGTAGAAAAATCGAATTAAAAAACATGATTTCAGAAGCGAATGATAAAGCAAATGATAAAATGGAATCATTAGATCCGGAATCAAAAAAATATGAAAAAGAATGGAATATTTACATGGATAATCTTTGTGATAAATTAGAAAAATTCTTTAATGATGAAAAAAATAATTAGTATATTATACAGAAAACGAATTAATAAAAAGATCAATGATAATAATATTATAGACTTTAATGATTTATACAAAAATGCAATAACATGGCGACACAAGCGATAATTAGCATAATAAAAGACAATAAAGTACAATTTAAGTGCGTGACTGGATGTAATGGGACGGCAGTGCCCGAAACTGCAAAAGAACTAAAAAAACTTAAACAACCAACACTTGATGAAGTATATGATATATGCTTAAAAAATGATTTCGGGTGTGATGATTGTTTAATTGTGCAAAGCAAAACTGAACATAAAGATAAGTATGGCAAAAAACTTTCAGAACTATATAATAGCAAATTTGATGATGCACAATTTAACCCTCGATGGGAACTAGGAATCGCATCTTATGTAGAAGTGATTGAGTGTGGTGATTAATGCACTACATATATATTCTCAAGGTACTTAGCCGACTTAAGTAATTGAGCTGCAATAAGTCGCAAG